TTAACTATGTCGGTGGGCGCAGAATAATACCATGTTCCACCACCTTTAGTAAATGGTGCGGTAGAAGCGGAGTTTAAATAATCTATTCCCGAAATATCCGACTCCATATCAATATTTGAATACCAAACACTTGAAGTGTCCGGATATTTTCTATATTTCCAATTGACTCCTGAATTTCCACCGCCTGCCGCAAAAGTGCCTATTCCCATATCCCAACTTTGACTTATAGGGAACGCATAGATTTTATAATCCAACGGAACCTCCGTAGATTCAATAGTTTTTAAATTTAAAATAAATCGAGGGTTAGATATATATCCTGAAGAAATAGAAGCACTTATAGAACTTAAATCAAATTTTAAAATAGACCTTTTTAAAAAAGATTTAAAACTTGTCAAATATCTGTTTACAACTTCATAATAAGTTCCTGAAATATATCCTGTAAGAATTCCTGAAAAATTTACTAAACTTCCAGTGTATCCACACGCAGAACCTGTAAAAGAACCTGATAAAGTTCCTGAAACACACGCACTTCCTGTCACGCCTGTAAAACTATCTACTGTAAAAGTTAATGCCATATTTATAAGTATAAAATTTAATCTATATTTTATTGAAAATAATAGAAGTCCTCAGGACCAGTAAGTATAATTATATTACCATTTTCATCGACAATAATATTTCCATTATCGTCAACCGAATTAACCGGCTCACAAATTCCGCCGGGTTGATTGATAGATACACAATTTATTATACCACTTACGGAACCAGACGCACAGTGAATACTTCCTGTAAAATTTCCAGTAAAATTGATTAAATTTTCTGAAATTAATTTATTTGAAAAAATTGATTGTAAATTAGACTTTTCATAATTAAAATCCAATTTGCTTACCGCTCCAATTTCCAAAAATTTATCCAATGAAAAGTTTTTATCAAACAAAACTTCATCGTTTAATATAAGCGTGTCTTTTTTACAAAAAATAAAATGGTGCATATATTTAACACGTATGAACATCCTCTATATACATCCCACTGCCAGATACACTTCCAGAAACAAATCCGGATCCTGTAATACATCCGTTAATGTATCCATAAAAATTTAAAACAGAAAGTCCTATTCGTTCTCGCGTAGAAGATATTTGTGCTGAAGAGGTATATACAAATGTTCTAATAGGTCTATGAACAGATTCAACTTCTAAAATCTCGTCTCGACCAAAATTTTTCAAGATATAATCCCCATCATTCCAAATAAAAAAGTCTGAAGAACAATGTATAAATTTATGCATTATAATGTCCTTCCCTTGATATCTATGTCTGGATTTTTAATCTCAAAAATAGCAGGATCAATAGGAGGATATATTATTTTATTTTTAGTGGCGGATTTCAAATCGTATTCACAAATTGAATAACCAGAATCGATTATATTAACAATCTCTATATCTGCCACAGATTGAACTCCTTCTATTTTTGCAATTTCCAACTCCAACTGATTTATATTTATTGGTTGAGAAATTTGCCACAAATCAATATTAAAAAAATTCTTTATTGCATCGATACAGTTATTTAATACTTCTTTTTTATTATAATTAGAATATGTTAACAATGTAAAATTTACTCCTATATTAATAATAAACGCGTCGATAATATTAATTCTATCAGATAACATTCTATATCTAGATAGATAATTTCTAAGATTGTATGTCAGTGCTTCATTTGCTACTTCTAAGTTTTTATTTTCATTATATGTTAATACATATAAATTTATAGCATTCGGATTAACACCATCTAAATTAATTTTTCTAAAATCTTTATTTTTTTCGTCGACAATTATGTTATTATTTTTGTCTATTAATCCTGTAATAAAAGATGTATTATTAGTATATAAATCGTTTTCCGTTGTAACATATGCTTTAGCAATTTTTCCATACTCAGGCGACATACTAAAAACTCTAGCAATATAGTCTTCTTTAGTAACTATTCTATCTTGTGCAGCAAAATTAAAAATGGCATTATTTTTTATTTCTTCTATAGTTTCGGGTCCAGAACCTCCTATAGCAGAAATTGAATTTTCAACTTTTAAACTATTTTTTATAGTGCCTATTAATGCCGCTTCGGTCGGTAAATATTCATGTAAATCTATAAATTCTATTTTACTTACTTTTGTAATATCGCCGACGTTTACATTAGATTCTATTCCACCCCCAACAACATATGTTATTTCTAACGTAGTGTTAAACGGCGACAATCCGTATGCATTAGACTTCAAAAAAGAAGTAGGGTCTAGTGTCAAATTATATTTACTTATATTTGAAAAACCAACTCCTATGTTGTCGGAATTTGGCACCAAAAGTTCTTCTTCTATACTATCTGTAGATGGACCAAATTGTAAAAACGTTTTATTGTTTTCATCTACATTCACTGTAAATCTTCTATTGGTCCGTAAGAATCTTATAATATTAGGAACGGTAGATTTAAACTTTGAAAATTTTTCAAAATCGTATTGGTTATTTTCAACCGATAACGAAATTAAATCCTGAGCCAGATAATCTACTTGATACCACGTATTATTATCCGCATCTTTTACATTTAAAATTTTAATAATATTATTCTCAGTGAATTCAATTCTTAAATTTGGTTCGTCAGATCCCACTATAACAGATTTAGTTATTTTTTTACCACTATAAGCTTGAACAGACTTTTTTAATAAATAAAATTCAGGCTCACCGACATCATTTCTAGAAAATACTTCATCGGTTCTAGGAAAAAGTTCACTTTTTAAAGAAAAATTCACCTCGTCGGTTGTTAAAAATGAAACTCCTGTCGAAGAAACAACCTCCATTCCCTCCGAAATACTTACCATGTATCTTTCGTCGGGCGAAAACTTTCCGTCCAAATTTCTTTTGGCTGGAGCGATCATGTATAAATCTAAAGTAGTAATTGATGGTTTAGATGGTTTTGTAGTATATCCTAAATATTTTGCCAAATTTATTACATTCTTTCGTTCTTCTGAAAATTCTATAAGTCCTTCTTTGAACTGATAATCAATATAAAAAGAAAGAACGTCTCCGACATATGATGCCATGTCTATAAACATCATTCCAGGAGAAGCTTCACTAAAATCTTTATACGATTTAGGATAATATTGTTTTGCAAAATTTATTAAATTTTGTTTAATTTGATTAAAATCTCGACCGAGATATTTTACTTCTCTTGCCTGAGGTTTAAAATTTTTATCTAATATAGTTGCCATAATTAAATTCTATTAGATTGTAATTCCAACACTAAATTATCCGATTCATTAGTTTTATTTAATAATAAATCTAAAGAAATGTATATTTTATATCCGTCAGTATTTTCCCTATCAGATTTGTCAGAAATTATAATTTTCTCTATCGTGACCTCTGGTACCCAATATTTTATTTCTTCATTTATTATATTTTTTGTTATTTCGATTGTAGTTTCATCAATTTGTTCAAATGCTACATCATATAATTTAGTGCCGAATTGAGGAAACATTCGTCTTTCTCCTTTTTTAGTTTTTAAAAAATTTAAAAGATTTTGTTTTACTTGACTGTTAGTATCGAACGTTTGTTGAAAATAACCATTATTACCTCTTGTAAAAGGCACTTCTAATCCGATAGGAGAATATGAGGAAGTTATAGTCATTTATAATCTTTTTTCTTTGACTTTCTCATCTACAGCTTTTAACAAAGAAGAGTAATTTTTTGTAAAAACAGAAGACAACGTATCAGGCAAGTTTTCAGTATTATTTAAGACTGACGGCGTGGAATTTGTTATGGGAGATATTTCATTATCGTTAGGAATTTTGACAACCGTTTCATTCAAAATATCATTCAACACCGAATTATTTTTGATATACGTCTTTTTTTCTAAATTTGTCTTTGTTTCTTTTACACCTTTTGAAGCATCTAATATCTTTTTAAGACTTCCCTCGTTATTTTTAGGTAAAGATAGGTTTCTTGAAAAGAACTCATTTAGTATTTGCGGCAATACAACTTTTAATTCCTCATTTACAGTTTCTTTTATCATTTTCTTAAATGTCTCAGTATTCATATATTATAAATATAAACTTATTTAAATAAACTATTAAACAATTCTAGAGATGTTCGGAACCGAAGGCAAACTCGGAACCGAAGGCAAACTCGGAACCGAAGGCAAACTCGGAACCGAAGGCAAACTCGGAACCGAAGGCAAACTCGGAACCGAAGGCAAGCTCGGAAGCGAAGGCAAGCTCGGAAGCGAAGGCAAGCTAGAGTTTAATTTAAAATTGTTAATCATTTTAGGAATTTTAGATTTTAAATTTGAAGCTATCGTATTTTTCATTTTATTAAAGTTTGGCAAGTTGACTTTTGGTATCGGCGGTAAACTTGGTATCGGCGGTAAACTTGGTATCGGCGGTAAACTTGGTATCGATGGTAAACCTGGTATCGATGGTAAACCTGGTATCGATGGTAAACTTGGTATCGATGGTAAATTTGGTATTGAAGGTAGTTTGGGTATAGATAATTTCAAAACTGGTAACTTTGCCGATAATTTTGGCAACGTAAAAGATGGCAATCGTGGAATTGGAGATTTTATAGAAACACTAGGTAATGAATTTAAAAGTTTAGATACGTTGGGTATTTTTATTTTAGAAATATCAATTTTATCTGCTATAGATTTGAGATTGCCTGATATGTTAGGAACCTTAAATTCGGGTATCGATGGCAAACTTGGTATCGATGGTAAACTTGGTATCGATGGTAAACTTGGTATCGATGGCAAACTTGGTATCGATGGTAAACTTGGTATCGATGGTAAACTTGGTATCGATGGTAAACTTGGTATCGATGGTAAACTTGGTATCGATGGTAAACTTGGTATCGATGGTAAACTTGGCGTTGATGGTAAATTTGTATATGTAGGCATATTTTTTATTCTGCTAAAGATTGATCTATTACGTCAGACAATAAAACGGTCAATTCGGCAGGAGATAATGTCTCTCCAAATTCCTCTAATATATCGTTCATAGAAGACTCTATTTGAGATTCTGCTGCACTCACAGTTTCGTCATCAAATACAGCATCCAATCTTCTGCTACGACCTGTCCAACCGCCAGGAATTCCTGAAACCCCGATCTCACTGTCAATATTTTCTATTGAAACAGGATTTACTCCATCGGTTATAGACTTTCCATTTGCTCCTGTCGCATATCCACCTCCTGTTAAAAATACTCTTCGGCTTAAACAGGTATGTAATCGATCACGCAACGCACGGAGTTCTGTTAATTGAACAGGAACTTGAGTGTCTGATGGAGACGCTTCACCAGAATGAGAATGCGAATGTTCATAGTGATGAACGTGTTCTTCTAACCAACAACATAAATCATATAACCAATCCACCGTTGTTTGACCTAATAACGCTGGTTCATTGGTATTATTATATTCGCCTAAATAAATCGCGGGCGAATTTATCACAGTTTTTTGATTTGTAGTCAATACAATTTGATCGTGCGCGTCCACGGTGTATTCACTATCCGTGGTTATCATATATCTTTTCTTTGAAAAATGCATGGTTTCGTTAAACCTAGAAGCAAAAATTAATCTATCACTATGAATCACAATTTGATCTTTATTAAAGACCGGAGTTTTAAATTTTGTAGCTTCCGACGGAATAAACTTTAACTGTTCTTCTTGTTTATCTGTTGAAAAATATTTTTTATAACAAGTGGTTCTAAACTTTGAAACAGTAAGTCCGCTAGTTATATGAATTGATGAACCATCGTTATTAATATCTTCAATCATGTATCCGCCCACATTTTTTTCATTTAATGAAGAAGAAATATCCGATATGGTATTTAAAAGTGGATGCAACGTCTGTTTTTTATCTTGCGTTAATGGACGTTGACGATTTCGGATTAATATCATCGGATTTCCGCCACCATGTGTATCTTTACCACTTTTGTAATCAGTATAGTTTCCCTTGTCATTGCTTCTGTTATCATCATAAGATCCCATCCTGATGCTTTGTCCAAATCTACTTTCAAATACACTGTCACCCTCGAATCTTCTTAAATTTCTTATTCTTGAATTAAACCAAAAATAATTACCTAAAATTCCGTTAAAACTGTTCTGATTAGAATTTTTAGTAGAATCTAGCTTTGATTCTGGTCCGGTTAACGTCACTTCTTCGTAAGACGTATTTCTAGATCTTTTTCCGTAAGTTTGTTCATATCTAAAATCCGCAGATGTATTAGAAAAATTTCTAGTATTTACTTTATTAGTATAATAATAAGTGTCAAATATTTTTACGACGTGTACTATTTCATTTAGAAGTGGAAATGTAGAAAATGAATTGTCTAACGGACAGGCCCAAATTAATTCAGATTGATCTTTTTTTTGTTGAGAATAACACAATCTTACTAAAACGCTGCCAATAACAAAATAAGAGTTATCTGTAGTTTTTGCTTCTTCTCCATTATAATTAATAGGACGATCTTGTGGATCGTTCATTTTTCCCATTTTTTCATTTTTAAACTTGGGATGAGAATCGTTTAAAAGAACATCTAATACCAAACCCGGTTCAAACTGATAACTAAAAACATTTTCAACAAGATTTTTAGCATCTCTACGAGTATACAATAAGTTATAATCTTCGTTTGCCGTATTAACTACGTTATTATTTACAGTATAACTCATGATATATCCTTAATTTTTATAGAACTATTATGTCCGGCTTTAATATTTTCCACTTCTCGCATTAATTCTTCTCTTTCTGCATCAGTTATCATGGCTACTGATCCATCGCCACTTTCATTTTGCCTTAATAATATTCTTTGAATAACTGCCGCCAGTTTAACTAACTGTTCGTCATTTTTTACACCCACATCCATATAGTCCTTAATTAAAGGAACTATAATCATAGCATCATTAACCGTCTTAATTAAAGCCCGCAGTTCGCTAATTAATACGTCTAACTGGTCCTTTTTTTCGTTTTGATTAACCACAATCTCTTTACATAAAGAAGAAAATGACTTTCCTTTATATATTTCAATATCTTGTAAATCCATGATGTTTATAAATATATCACATTATCAAGTTTTTTTTCGATTTTTCCATAAGTTTTTACGGTGGGTTATAGTTTTAGCCTTTCCTTTTAATTTTTTACTTATTTTGGATCTTCGGTTTTTTTCAATATCTTCCAGTGGAATTCCTAACGTCCAGCCTTTTATAGAAAAACGTTTTCCTTTCAAAAATAAATGTAACCCGCCACTATCTATGTTATATTTTTTTCTAAAATCGTAAGGAGTTAAAGTCTCTAATATATCAAGATTTTTATTATAAAATGTATACTTTTTATGTATATATCTATAGTTATTCTTTCCCAAGTGAGCAATTTTATTTTTTAAAGTTTGATCCGCCGTTTTGGGTTTGCCATACATATAAGAGTTTGGTCCTTTATTCGCCAAACTTTGTTTTTTTCTAGTCTGTTCGCTTCTGAAAGATTTTCCTGACCAACTTTTGAAATAATTACATAAATTCTCTATTCCATAATATTCTATAAATGCAGATTCTAAGGCTAAAGCTTCTAACTCATTAACATTTTCGGTTAATTTTTCGTACAATATAGGAATGTTTTCGTCAATTAATTTTTTTATTTTATAATATAATTTATAATTTGTTTTATTGGGAATTTTTCCTAATCTAACATCCTTTTCATGTTTATACATTCGGTTCTTACAACCTTTACCAACATAAAAAGTCTTGCCGTCAGAAGAATCGACAAGTTGATAAGCGTAATACTTATTATCAAATTTTTCCATGTTCCATATATAACCTCGTTATTTTATCTTGATACTCTTTCATTTTATTAATTACTTTGGTTATCTGCTGCGTTTTGCAAGAAGAAATTTCTCTAATATAAAGATATAATGCTTTTTTATTGAAATAATCTATTCGATCACTATTTCTAAATAACTCCACAACGGCTTCCGCAATTTTCAAATCTCTTTTTTTAGAAAAAATATCATTTAAATTTTTTTCCCAATATTCTACCATCATCTTTATAAACTGTTGTGTCTCTACATTTTTATAGTGAGAATCTTCAGATTGTAATCTTACCGTGTTTTCTTCATTTTCTTCGCTAATATCTACATGTTGATTATATCGCTTGTAATTGGTATTATTATGAAAAATTAAATAGTTTTTTGCTATTATACTAAAATATGCAAAAGCTTTTCCTTTTCCAGATTCATACTTATGCAGATTTGCTACAAGATGAGATAAAGTTTCTTTTTGTACTTCTAACGGACCTACATCAAAATACGTAAATTTAAAAGTATTAAATATATTCTCTACCAATTTTTCCAAAGCAAATTTTATCTTAGTCTCAAAAATTTGATTTTTTATAAGATCGTCAACCTCGTTGTTGTAAGAAATAATTGCATCCTCAGTTTCTTTTGTAAAATACATTTTTCCTTTTCCTGAACGTTTTCTAACAACTTCGACCGGCTTAATATTGTTAGAACTAACTGAGTCGGTTATATTTATCACCTTAATTTTTTTTATTTTATTTTGTTTTTTAAAAAACTTTTTTGATTTTAAAAAAGACTTGGGTTTACTTATTTTACGCACTTTTCGCATTTTATTCTTCTTTAGTAGTTTCTTCTTCATAAATTTTAGTCCTTAAATCTTTGATAATTTTCAATATGTCAGAAAATACAAAACCAACTTCATCATCTTTTTCAAATATTTGTTTTTCATCTACAAATTTTAACGCCTGATACGTTTCTTCAATTTGATTTTTATATCCTAAAATCCAAGCTTCGTAAATATCCACTTTAGTTAAATTTATACGAAATAACTTAAATAATATAATATTTCCAATTAAAGAAATTATAAACAATATAAGTAAAATATGATCCATTTAAATTAGTATTTTTCATCGTCTGAATCGTCTTCGACATATTCTTCTAGATAGTCTATCGACTCCAAAACATACTCCCAATCTTTTGTTTTGATTGATTTCTTTAATAATCTTAAAACCTCAGTTATATTTTCATCACCCATAATATAAACTATATATTAAAATCTTTTTCCAAAATCAATTATTTCTAAACAATCTAGAAAAAATATCATGCTTTCTAACGTTTTTATATTTAGCATTAGACGCATTCAGATTTCTTCCTACAGTATTATGTAAACTTTTATTGTCAATAATTTTCTCTCCAACTATATTATTTTTTTTTTGTCTTCCAAAAATATAATGTTGTTATACGCCAATAACAAACAAATAGCCAACGGATCAAAAACTGATATTAATATAGAAATAAACCACTTTACTACTCTATCCATCGTTAAATTAAATTCATCTGCCACAAATTTAAAGGTAATTATATCACTTTGTTCTCTTCCCGATAATTTAAACTGATTAATAGTCTCATTTAACTTAAAAATTTCATCGTTGGCATCTTGAATTTTTTTGTTTTCTCCCTCAATACTTTTTTCGTTGCTAGAAATTAACTCCACCGTTTGAGACTGTATCTCCTGTAGCTGAATAGGATTTCTAGCTATAAATATATTCGTCATCGCCTCACTCAATCTACGTTCCTGTGAGATCCGCAAATCTTCAAGACTTTTTATTCTCGATTTCGATTGTGAAATTTTATCAACATATGAGGTTTTCTTAGATTCATATATTTGAATTTTTTCCTCGTTAGCCTTATCTGCCAACGAAGACCGTTGATACGATGCACTTAAATAACCAAAGATACCCAATGACGTTATAAACATTAATACAATAACACTCAGTGTTAAATAAAACTTTAAAAGCCGGCGTGTGTCTTGCCAATATCTAAATAAATAACTCGTCGCTACTAATTTACCTAACTCTAACGAAAATGCCATGATTATAGCCGATTGTTTAGAACCAGAAAATAACATCGCAATTCCAATTATAGAAAAATATGCCGCACACGCAGCAATAAATAATG